ATCGCAGACTCAAACGTAGCCTGAATAATCGCTTGTCCTGCCATGCTAGAGGCACCAAGACCACGTGCTGACAGGGCTGCTGTTGCAGCGCGAACAGCACCTGCTGCCCACGGAGGAGGATTGCGCGTGTCGAAGTCAGCGGTGAGCTTAGTAAGCTGACCCTGCACCGTCATCTCTTCACTTACGCGACCTTGTGCTGCTTGCGTCTGTGCAATGGCTTGTTCAACACGTTGCTGATCAACAGCAGGGCCGGTAACGAGTTCGCCCTCTTGTAGCGTACGTTGTGCTTGCTGAACCTGACGGGCTTGATCAAGCGTCTGTGCTTGCGCCATAGCTGCCTGCATCTGTTCGGGCGTAAGCTGAGCAGCCTCAATAACCGGAGCTTCGCCTTGTGCTGCTGTCAACGGAGCAAGTGCTTTTTCTACGATATCGCGAGTTTGGACAGCAGTAACAGATCTTGGCGTCACTGCTTCAGGAACAGCAATTTCGGGAGCAGCCTGTGCTGTTGTAACAGTTGCCGCAGTTGCTTTACCGGCAGCATACTGATCTGCATCAAGCTGCATCTGGGGAGTAACTTGTGTCTGCTGAGCCTGCACTGTTTGCATTGCACCGGCTTTAGGCACACCAGTTTCACCGTATTCAACACCCGGTGTGGCTTTGGGAACGGTTGTTCCTTTGGTAGACGAAAGGCGTTGAAGCTCAGACCAGTTGTCAGCGGTTTGCTTACCAAATTGACTTTCAGCAGCAGCACGAATCTGAGCATCCGTCATTCCCAATGATAGGAGACGATTGTATTCAGCCGCCTTTTGATCGGCAGTTGCTGTTGCAGGATCAATGTTAATTTTTACACCACCGCCACCACCGGATGTGCCACCGCCCGTTGGCATATTCGCCATTTCTTTAGAGCGATCTGCGGGAGTGATTCGTTTTTTCTCTTCTGTATTGCTGTTATTTCTTTGCTGATTAATCAACTCATCCATGTACGCATCAGCATCACTATAATCCATTGTCATCTTGTTGGGATTATAGTTGGGATAACGTTCACGAACTTTGGCAACAAGGTCTTGGTTGTCTGCCGCTGTCTTATTGGGATTGATGGTTTTCTTTTCTTCTTGTCCGGTAGTGGTAAACATATTATCAGTGACCCCACCCGGCATCGGAGTAACGCCTGTATTGCCACCACGAGTAGCGTTTTTAGCTAGGTCTTGAATGTTTGTCGTTGTTTTACTTGCACGTTCCCGTGCCTCTTGTGAATTCACAAGCTGTTGACGAATTTGATCAGCAGAAAAATTTGATGTCTTGTAAAATTCTAATCCACCTGCATCTGCCTCTCGACCCAGTACGCTGCGATAAAGACCACGAATTTCTTCATCAGAAGCAGCAGTGCCCGTTGCAAATTGTTGAGCGCGACGTGCTTCAGCAGTTCGTTGTAGCGACTGCCAATTTTCGTCGGTTTGCTGTCCCGCAGCAGTTCGAATATCAGCGTCACTATATCCTTTACCAAGATATTGATTGTATAGATCTGCTTTTTGATCTGTCGTATACGAGCCAATATCAGAAGGCAATGTCAAACCACCTGCCTGATACTTCTTCACCATGCCGCCCTTTGCCATATACTTATCGGCAATCATTCCATATTTCATGGCGAGCGCAGGCGAGCTTTGCAAAAACTCATCGAAGCCCTGCATGGGGCCGTCGTAGCCAAGCTTACGGGCTACGATCTCTTTTTGCTTAGCGGTAAATTCTTTGCTCATGTTGTTCTCGGTGAAGTAAGTGCATCGTTGATGTAGGGCATTAGCGACGGATTATCCCTCAGAAGAGCAATGAGTCCGGCAACTACGCAAAACACTTGTCGTTCTGTCATCTCAAGTTGAAAGATTTCGTCGATGACATGAACAGCTTCGTGAATCAGTGTATCACATTCTAGAAGCTTTTGTTGCCCTGCCCTAAGAGAAATGACACTTGTTTCAAAATCTACGCCACCATCTTGATCTTCATATTCTTGCAGCTTCACAACATCGTATTCACGACCTATGATTTTCAAGAGGTTGGGTGTATTCACAGTTTATCCTTTTCGAACTTCTTTATAGATCTGATAGACTTTATGACCAATCATAATGACGGTGTAGATGAGAGTCGCCCAAACAAGAATCTCTGAAACCGGATAACCGGCAAGTGTTGCAACTGATACTGCCGTTGGTGGCGCAGCTTTAGCTGCAATCATTGCTCCAGATTCGGCGGCGTGTTGGGCGGTTTCCATAGTCATTTTAGTAGTTCTGCTTCTGCTTGTCTTCGCAGTGTCAGTCCCCTCAAGACTCTACCTGCGGCTTTATTCCACTTAACTATCTCTTCTTGGGCACCTGCCCAATCCTCAGCATCAACACGCTTTTTAAGCGTACTAATCCGATAATTGCCAAGGCCACAGTTATATGCGAAAGAGATGATTGCGGCAAGCCGACGAGGAGGTTGTTTTGTCAAAATTGGCGAAAGTTTCAACACCCCTGTAGCAAAATGCAGCAAATGAGCGTCTAGTTCTTGTTGTGCCTTCTGTTCCGTCCAGACTGTGCCGGGAACAATGTCAGGGCCGGTGCAGCCCCATCCAATCGTCCACGGATGTCCACCTGTACCGGGATCGGGATAGGCTGTACAGTCCCCATTGGCAAGGCGTTTGGCATAGCCCTCAAAGGGCTTTACCAACACCTCGCCTGCGATTTTAATCGCTTCTTTCATTGCTTATTATATTTTTCGATGGAGCGACCAACGAACCAGAACGTCAGACACATGTTCAACATGGCAAAGTCATCAACGTCCCATGACTGACGCAAAATCTCAGCCCAATGACCACCCGTCTGCATTGCCAATGTAATGGCAGCAATCTTCACTGCGGCATACATGAAGAACAACGCCCACGTAATGCCGGGACGCACTAGAGCCGATACAGCAGCAACAAACCAACCGGCTTCCTTAGCCGTAGCAGACTGCTCTTTGAAAGCTTCTTTGATGGTGTCAAGCTGTTGAACGGAATAGTCGACATAGCGCTCTTCCATCTTGAATTGACCACGCATCTTCTCCAGATCAGTCTGAAGCGTGAACATAGACAACTCATGCTTGCGCTCATTGCCCTTGTCCATAAACTTCAACACTTCGGGAGCAAGACGAAACAAACCACCGAAGATACTACCAAGCAAACCACCACCCAACATTTCTAACATATCAAGCTCCTAAAGCAACAAAAAACAGAAGAGCGCCAATACCACCAACGCCCAACGATACATAGAACAAAGACATCATCACTGCCAAAATTGCAGCAGACGACAACACGATGGCAAGCTGTAGTGCCATTGCCGAGTATGAGAACCAAGGCGACTTAATCTTTGCTGCGTCTCTCGCAGCCTCTGCTGCGCGTGCCTTAGCCTCAATTTCTTCCATGTCGCCACGCAGACGAACAACTTCGTCTTTAGAGCCTGCGACTTCGTGGATGGTGGCTCTAACGTTCTTGGTGCCATACCACGTCCACAGGTTGTTAGCGGCTATGGTGCTGTTAAGTACAGCAGATGAGTTTCGTCCGGCAAAGTAATTTGTAATAGCAAGACATAAAGCAAAGATGCTAATGCTAATCGCAGCAAGTGCTTTGACATATGCTTCCCTCTCAGAGCGAGTAGCGTTCGCAGGTGGTCGTTTAAAACTCATTGTTGTACGCTGTTAATAATATAATAACCAACGGCAATGACTGCCGTCAACAAGAACGCAATAGCTGCGCCATATTTAACATTGAGCATGAATGCCTGCTGCCGCAGTCGGTGTTCGCGCTCTTTCTTTTCGCGCTCCTTCCGCAGTCGGATGCGCTCCATAATCATTTCGTTATAGACATTCTCGCCATAGTGAGCAATGATCAAGATTTTCAACTCATATTCTTGCTTTATAAGCGCTTGCTTATGCATGGTGATCTGTAGAGCTTCTTGCTCGACGCTATCATCATGAAGTAGTCGTTTAAAAACAGATTGCTTTTTGTTGGCTTTCTCAGTGGCAAGGCGATTGAAGTCGCCAAAGGCTCCATACCATTTACCTATTTGACCGGCAACGTCCTGTATTTCACGACCCGTAGCTACAAGTCTTTTAACAGCGCCAAAGGCAGCATTAGCTGCCGACACTGCTGCGAGGATGCCGGTGATTGGTTCCATCAAACACCAGAGATGGTATTGCTTGCGCTACTAAAAGTAATAACGTCTGCTGCGCTGCCTGTTGTAAAGATATCAACGCCTTCTATTTCGATAGTTTCAACAGGGAGGCTAATACTTGTAACAATCTCAATCCACCGCCCCTGCGACTGACTCCAACTCCAGTCGGTGGTGTCCGTTGCCGCAGGCTTAGGCCGACGCACCACCCAACCCGGCGGAAACCACCAGACCACTTCCAGTCCTTCTTCGACCACCGGCGGCTCCGGCACTTCGATCCAGCCTTCAGTGCCGTCAGTCTCAGGTTTCGGGATTGACCCGTTCTTCGAGTAAAGCATGGTCATCCTCAGTAAAGCGGGAACGGCGCAGTCGGCGGCGTGAAGTTGGCGGTGTAACGGGCTACGCCCTTGGTGATGCGGAGATCGTCGATGTAGCCGTTGAACGGAGCAGACCCCGGCGGGTTCCCGCCATAGTTAAGTGGATTGGCGCCAATGCCGATAATGTCTGCTGTGTTGATGTCGGTACTGTTGGTTGCGCTGCCGCTTGAAGTGCCATCTCGGTACAGCGTCAGCGTGGTGCCGTTTCTGACAAGCGCGTAGTGAATCCATGTGCCGGTTGATGCCGTGCCGGATTCCGTAATGACAGCCGGCCCGTTGACATAAACAATCATCCTGCCGTTGCCGTTGCCGGTCTGAATCAGCAGGTCGCCCGATGAGATGTACCCATACGAATAGATGGTTTGATAACTGCTGAGGTTTGCAAAGTTGATCCAAAACTCAAGTGTGAAGTTGCCTGTTCCAAACGCGAAGTTGGGAGTATTAGCGAAGACCGCCCGAGCGCCCGTCCCATCGAAGTACATCGACGCCCCGCCGAACTTGCTCTGCGCGGTGCTGATCTGCGCGTTGCCAACCGTTTCAAGGTTGTTCGTCTCAGCGTTGTCGTAGATCGCGCCGTTGGTCATGTTGAGCAACAACGATGTGTTGGTGATGGCCGTCAGTGGCGCTGTGGGCACCGTAATTGTGGTTGATCCGGGGTCGTATACAGACGACCCTTTGACAACTCGAACATCATCCAGCAAACCATTCATGTAGGTTGTACCGCCGTTTCTAACACCAACCAATAATGCGGTTGCAGCGTTATTGGCTACAGTGAAAGATGTCGTAGTTGCTGTTCGTGTGCCGTTGATAAAGAACGATGTCCTGCTAGTTGCGTTGTCTCGGCAAATTGCAATGTGATACCACTGTCCGGCAACTGGCGTGATTGTCGAACTGAACGATGTACTCCCGCCATAAAAGTCAATCACACCGCCGTTTGACGCTGGGGCAAACTTGTAAAGAGTCCATCCGGGTCCAGAAGGTCCTGTAAATTTTTCAACGATGTTTTGTTCACCGGTAACGCTGTTCCAGTACGCCCAGCACTCTACACACCAACTTGTGCTGCCGGAAATGTCGAACGCCGTGTTATTGGCAACGCTCAGGTAATCCCCACTCCCATCAAAGTACCCACTCCCGCCATCAGTGCCTGCGGCATAGGGCGCAGTCGGATTGAACGGGCTGAAGCGTTGGACGCTTGGGGAGCCGTTGACCGTGATGGTGAATGCGTTGGTGCTGTTGTCGATGAAGCGGTTGCTCTGACAGGTCAGCAGCGAGGTGTTCGTGATGGCCGTGAGGGGCGAGGTGCTTGGGGTGAAGTTGGAGGTGTAAACCTGACTTCCTTTAACAATTCGCGCATTGCTGATGTAGCCGCCAAAATTGTCGTAAGTCCCGGTATCGTCAATCAACGATCCAATCCATACATCCGCGCTGTTGGTTGCGCCGGGAGTTGTAGAAAAGTTGGTATCCAAAATCCCGTTGATGTACAACTTCAGTGAAGTGCCGCCGTCGTACACATACGCAAAGTGCGTCCAAGTATTTTGCGGAATGTTCGCCGCAGAGAGAGAAGAAGTTGATCCGTTAAAAAACCCAAGTTTCTCAGAGTTGAACCACAACATGATGTTGTAGTTTGAGGTTAGGCTGTTTGAAACCCGCTTGGAGATGATATTTCTAAACCCGCTTTGGGCGCCGTTGTTTGGTCTTGTCGGGAAAATCCACGCCTCAATCGTAAACGCCGTGCCTGAAGGGAGGCTTAGAGCCGTGTTGTTAGGCGCTGAAATGTACTGGTTATTGACGCCATCAAAGTAGTTCGACCAGTTGCTCCCAAACGGGCTGAAAGTACCCTGAGTCGTGTTGCCGTTGCGAGTGATCGTGAAGTTGTTGGTGCTGCTGTCGAGGAAGGTGTTGTTCTGCGCCCCGTTCGTGCCGTTGCCGGGAAGAAGGAGGGT